AATTTTTGTAGTTGATGACGCATCTATAAATCCAGTAAAATCTAATTATCGGTTTGAGCAAAATGTTGGAATAGCTAACGCTAAAAACAAGTGTTTAGAGTTAGCCGATGAATATGACCACATTTTCCTTTGTGATGACGATGTAAGACCTAAGTCAGATTATTGGTATAAGCCATACATTAGTTCTGAAGTAAACCATTTGTGCTTGACCTTTGATAAAAAAAGCAACAATGTTATTTATAGTCCTTCGATTAGGGTTTGCGGTGAATATGAAGGATTAATGACATATAGTGCGCCAAATGGTTGTATGCTTTACTTAAAAAATATATGCCTTCAAGTAGCTGGTGGAATGAGGCCTGAATTTGGACTTTGGGGATTTGAACACGTAGAATATTCTCAAAGAATACACGACTTAGGATTAACTCCTCATGCATTTATGGATGTAAAAAATAGCCTAGATTTATTTGATGTTTTAGATTGGAGGTTTGCGGTTAATTCTTCTTTATCAATTAATGATAGAAGAGAAAGCGGTAAAAAAAACTTGAAGCTTTACGAAGAGTTTTTGAAGCGCCCTGAATTTGTAAATTACAAATGAGAATATTTTACTCCAATCCTTTTAGCTTAGACAAAGATATAGGAAAAGCCTACAATGAATACTTGTCCAGCCTAAATGCAAAAGACGATGATTGGATTGTAATGCAAGACGGTGACATACTTTATTTGACTCCCGACTGGGGCAAAAGAATAAACGATGCGTTGTCTTTAGATGGAGACAAATTTGGCTTGGTAGGATGCTACACAAACAGGTTAAGGTCAAAACACCAATTGCATGGGAATGCCTTTAGCTACGATTTAAATGTTAGAAATCATTTTGAGATAGCGAACTCATATAAAGGAGAAGGCATTCAAGAAATTAAAGAATATATCGCAGGCTTTTTTATGGCTTTTCAGTATAAAACATGGAAAAAGATTAAGTTTACAGAAAATAGTTTGGCTTTTGATTCTTTGTTTTCGATGAGGGTTAAAGAGTTAGATTTAAAGATTGGATTAATTAGGTCTCTTTATGTTTTTCATGGTTACCGACTTTGGACAGATGATGAGCCTTGGAATGATAAAAAACATTTACAAAAATAATCGGTACATTTATGATAAAATTATTGATTGACTTGGCGCCCTTTGAGAAAGGTGAGGTTTTAAGCGTAGGCAAGACTTACGACACTTACTTGGTTGATAAAGGCATGGCCGTTTGGGTCAAAGTGGACAAAGAAAAAATTAAAACGAAATGAGCGTTGTTAGACCTTTAGACATTAGCTACAATTATCAAGTAGCAACCGAACCAATCACATTGGCAGAGGCTAAGGCTTGGTTACAGATTGATTATTCTGACTGGGATAGTATTTTGACTAACCAATTAATTCCTGAAGCTAGAATTGAATCTGAAAAGGCCAGCGGTATGCTTTACGTTCAACGCAATGTTACTGTCACAAATAACAAGCGAGAAGAAAGGATTTATCCATTTGGGCCTTGGGTAGCCGACGTAACTACTGACGAAACAGAAGTTGAAAATTACACTTATTCTGCTGGGTTTAACAATTCTAATCCTTTGCCTCAAGACCTTAAAGTTGCGATGCTTAAAAGGATTGCAACAGAATTTGCGTACAGACAAAACATCATTGATATGCAAATGTACTACGCACAAAAGTCCAGCATTACAACTGAGTTGAAATATAGAGCCGACCTATTCGTATGATTAATTTTGGCAAATATGACCAAAAGGTTTCTTTTGTAACCTTTCAATCTGTAAGCGATGGCGCTGGAGGTACAACACCAACGCCGTCAACGACTTTAACAACCTTTGCATCTGTTAAGCAGACAAGAGGAAGCAATGGATTAGAAGCTGGGGAAATGGTATTGCCAAACACATACCAAATAGCGATTCAGTACAGAACCTCTTTTGTGCCTAGCGAAATTTACCAAGTGCTTTATGCTTCTAAATACCACAAGATTTTAGGCGTGCAACTTAATGAGCAAAGGCAACATAAAGAGTACATTATTACAATGGTTGCGGTATGAGTGTAACTGTTAAAGGATTAGACAAGGCTTTAGCTGACTTAAATACTAAAAGCGATGAGGTAATTGATGCGGTAAAGGAAACATTGGCCATCGCTGCAACTGATATCGAAATTCAAGCAATTAGAAATGCACCAAGCACTTGGAATGGTTTGTCTTTAAACATAAAGCAAAGGATTGACAAGGTTTCTGAAAATAACGGATTGGCTTGGAAAGTTGGAGTTCAATCAGGAGACCCAGTATTTGAAATTGAAGCTTGGTTGGAATTTGGAACTGGATTAAGTGCAAAAGAGATTCTTGCTAATCCACAATACACACAAGAGGTAAGAGATGTTGCAAGACAATTTTACAGAAATGGTCAAGGTCGAATTATTGGTAGACCATACCTAATGCCAGCTTTCTTTGCAAATACTGCAAACTTAGTCCAAGAAATTGAAGAGCAAATTAAAAATGACATTAAATGAGAGAGATATCTACTGACATACGGATTGCGGTAATTGATGCAATTACTCCTTTGGTTCTTAGTGGTGTTACTATTCCAGTACATGACACAGAATTGCCGTCGACAATTAATCCAGCGGTTTATTTAGGCTCTCAGGCTTACGTACTTATTACAGACCAAAACGAGGCAGAAACCACAAACAACGATTGTTCAATTAGGCAAAACGCAACCTTTCAGATTAATATCGTAACTAAGTTTCCGCAAGGAAGTGGAGGCAAAAAGCTTTCTGAAAATATTTCCAATGCAATTCAGCTTAAAATGAATCTGACGGATATTGATTTGCCGAATGATTTACAAGCGGTAAACATCCGAAAGAACTTTTCTAGGGTTCAAATCGAGCAAGGCAGTAGTCAAATAGCTTACCAAAAAATCTTGTCTTATACCTTGGATGTTTTCCAAGTATCTTGATAAATAAAAATTTATGTATATTTGTTAAAACGAATAAGCAATGGCAACATATCAATTAGGCAATTTCTTTACTTTCGAATGGAACTCTCTTCCAGTCGTTTGTAAAACATCCGCTTCAGTTTCCATCTCCAACGAATCTGTAATTGTTAGAAACGATTGCACAGGAGATTACGGAGTAAGACTTGAAGGCGGCGACAAATCAGGCTCTTTCTCTTTTAGTGGAGACCTAGATTTTGCATCTACTGGAGTTTCTAACCTTTCTGCATTTGACTTGATGGAAGACATCGGAAAAGTGTTTGAATTGGTATTTGGAGGAACTGAATCAGGTGACAAGATTATCACTGTTGATGCTCAGTTAAACTCTCTTGAAATTACTGCTGAAAGAAACTCTCAAGTATCTTTCTCAGGAACTTTCGACTTTGCTGGCGCTCCAGTAATTAGCGTTATACCAACCTAATAAACATATATGGCTAAATACCATTCAGCTCCTTTTAAAGAAGGGGAGATTTTCTTTTACCCAAATCTTGGCGCATTAGCGAACTTTGAGGATTTTACAGGACTAGGAATTGCAACTGCTTTTGATGGCACTGCAATACCAAAAATAGACTTGATTTATGCCTTGCTACATGAATGTCACAAAGTTGCTTGCCTAAGAAAGTCAACAAGTCCAGTTTCTTTGGATGAGCTGAAAGTTTGGGTTGAAGGTAAAGATGTAATGAAATTATTTAACGACGTTTTAGCCGACTTGCTTTTAGAGTTGGGACTTGGTGAAAATCAAGAAAAAAAAACGTAAGTCAAGACGAAAGCGAGGAGTATTCTGCTCGCGAAAATTTAATGCTGCTCGTAGGAAGGACAAAAGTCCCTTATGAGCAGCTTTTTTGTTTAAGCCGTAAAGAGTTAAAGGCTTTAGTTAAAGGTCATGAAATCGACCAAATGGATATGATTGAGGCAATGAGGAATCAATCAATAATTGGATTGCAACCGCATTTAAAGAAAGGAGCAAACTTAGACCCAACAAGACTTTGGCCTTTGCCTTGGGATAAAGTAATCAAGCCTTTGGAGTCCACGCCGCAAGACTTTGCTAAAGCAAAGAAATTGTTGGAAATTGCATCTAAACTAGAAAGAAATGGCAAATCCAAAAATAGAGGTTGAGATTGGGGCAAACGTAGCTGGTCTAACCGCTGGAGTTAATACCGCAACGGGACAACTTGATAAATTAGGCAAGGCTGCTCAAACAACTGCGCCACAAGTACAAAAATTAGCTCAAGCCACTAGCGGTTACAATTCAGTCGGTATTGACTTTGCAAGAATTGTACAAGATGCTCCTTTTGGTATTATTGGTGTTGGTAACAACATTACTCAGCTCGCACAATCATTTCAAACTTTAAAAAATAGTACTGGTTCAACAAGTGCAGCGTTAAAACAATCCTTTGCGTCTATATTTAGCTCAGGTAATGCTCTTATTTTAGGTATTTCTTTGCTTACAACTGCCTTTACTATTCTTCAGCAAAAAGGGTTTTTTAAATCTGAGGAAGCAGCTAAAAGTTTAGATGAAACATTAAAGGAATACCAAGAAACATTAAACGGAGTTGCTGCCTCTTCTTTAAAAGGAGCGCAAGATGCGCAAAAAGAAATTGCTAGTTTAAAAGCTTTAGAAATTCAAGCTACCAATACTGCTTTATCAAATAAACAAAGGACAGATGCAGTAAATCAATTACAAAAGTTGTATCCTGAATACTTTGCCAATCTTACTAAAGAGCAAATAAAAAATGGAGAGGTTGGAGATGCTTATTTAAAAGTTACCGCTAATTTATTAGCCAAAGCAAAGGCTCAAGCTGCGGTAAATGAAATTGCGCAAAATGGTATTGAATTATTAAGAATTGAAACCAAACTAGAGGAGCAAAGAAGCAAAAGGCTTTTAGAAACCTCAGCCGCCCAAGCTCAAATTGATGCTTTAATTGAAAAAAGGCAAAAAGATGGTTTTTTAACTCAAGGTGATTTGCAAAGATATGATACCTTGATAAGAAGTATTAATAATGCCAATCAATCATTAGAAGAGGAAGAAAAGTTAAAATCTGAAATTTCTAAAATAAATAAGGAAAATGAGCAGTTAACTGCTGAAGTTACAAATCAGTTAAAATTAGGAGCCAATTTTGTAAAAGAATCAGGGAGTGCTATTGATGAGAATAATAAAAAGTTAAGAGAATATTCTGAAGGCTGGGATAAATACAATGAGCAATTAAGATTTGCAGATGATTTAACTATTTTATTGGGTGAAAATACTGCAAGATTAGGAAAAGAGGTTGATTCTATATTTGATAAAAGAGCAAAAGAAATTCAATTAACATTTAAGCCTAGAGGAACAGGTTTAGATTTAGATAAACTAGCAGAAGGAATTATTATAGAGCCTGAAATTGCAGATATTGATAACTCTAAAAGAAGTAAGTTTATCACCTCTTTAAAGGAATTTAATGCTGAGGCTTCAAATATTATAACATCAGGAGCAGTTCAAGGATTGGGAGACATTGGTTTTGCAATTGGAGAAGCTTTGGCTACTGGAGGAGATGTCGTCAAAGCTGCTGGCAAGGCTTTATTAGGAGGAATTGCTACAATTGCTGAAGGATTAGGACAAGCGGCTATTAAAGTCGGAGTTGGAATGATTGCGATTAAACTTGCATTTAAAAACCCTGCAACCGCAATTGCTGCTGGTGTTGCCTTAATTGCTTTAGCTGGATTTATTAGAGCTAAAATTGGAGGAGCTGGAGGAGGTGGTATTACATCGGGAATTGGAGGTGGTGGAGGAGGCGGCTCTTCAGTTGGAACATCAGGTGTAGGTAGTGGGTCTTCATTCCTTGGCGCTGGCGCACAATCAGGTTTATTTACTCAAAATAGAGACGTAAGCGGCGAGTTTGTCGTTAGAGGGTCAGATTTGGTTTATGTCTTAGGACAAGCAGGCAACAGAATAAATAAAGGATAATGAACGATTATAGGTTATTAATTGCGGTTCGTGAAGGAATTGGAGTTGTCACAGTTAATGGAGGTAATCCAGCTGACTTTTATACAGAAGGTGATGTTTTAACATTGGCGGTTATTCCTGCTACTGGCTATACTTCTGCTCAATGGTATTCTTCTCCAAATAACACCTTAATCTCTTCTAATCTTTCATTTAGCTTTACAATGCCTAGTCAAGATACTAAGCTTGGAATTTTTTTAAGTGGCACTAATGCTCCGACAAATGATTACGGATTAAAATACGAAGGCGATTATGGCACTAACTACGGAGGAGATTGCTGGAATTTAAAAATTTATAAGCAAGACTATTCAGGAGACGTTTTAGACTTGTTAATTAATGATATAACGTACAATTGGGGCAACTTAGGAAATGACCCATTAGAAACAATTATTGGCTCCTCAGTTGACTTTACAATTGCTGGAGAAACAGGCGATTTTAATGAGTTTTTAATTGGAGGAAATAGAACATGGAAAGTTGTTTTATCAGAAGGGCCAACAATTTTCTTTACTGGTTTTATTAGTCCTGATTTTATAACATCACCTTATTCAAGTGGTAAGAAGCTTTTTTCTTTTACTGCAATTGATGGATTAAAAGGTTTTGATTCCATTCGTTCAGATTATTCTTCTTGGCCACAACCAAAAGACCAAGCATTATCTGCCGTTATTGGTGCATTAAATCAAAGCTTTATTGAACAACGTAAAGTTTTAATAGGTTGTGAAATTCACGAAACTAGAATGGATTCTGATGATTGTGTTTTTGAACAATTTAACATTCCATTAAATGCAATCTACACAGATGGAGAGACTGCAAAGTTTACCAATGGTGTTGTAACTGAAAACCAACAATTACATTTAAAGGACACAATTGAAAGGATGGTAAATCCATTTCTTTGCCGTGTATTCTTATGGAAGGACCAATTTTATGTCATTCGATTAAATGAATTGTCAAAAACAGATTACAAGGCTTATTTATTTGATGCAGAACAAACTTTAGAGGATACTGAAACAATAGTAAATGGAGTTGATATTGATTGCGAAATAAATAGACCTGAAGAAACGGCGAGAAGAGTATTTACAGATTTTAATGCGTTTTTAAATTTAGGTGTTTTAGACTTAGATTCACAAGGAGGAGTTTTTGATGCAAAGTTTTTAAGTGCAGAATGGTTTGTAATGTCGCCAGTTTCTCCTTATCCAAATACATATCATTTGAATTTATGGGATTACCACAATGCTATTCCTAGCAATCAACCTAGTAGCGTTCCAAGTGGAAATACGGCTTTGGTTCAATATGTTTCGGATGGAAGTGGAGAGTATTGCCAAATTTGGACAACAACGACAACATCAGGAACAAGCGACCCTAATATTTCTTGGATTTCTGCAAATACCAATAGTACTGGCGGCGCAATAAAAATTGCACAAGAAACTGCAAATACTATCTCTTTAACCTTTAAATATTGGGTTGAAAGAGTTAGTGGCAGTTTCGCAATTTCTCCAGCACTTGGAACTCATGCGGTTGGCTTAATGGTAAAAATTGGAAATCAATACTTATATAGAGATACCACAACAACATTTGATTGGACTGCCACATCAACTATAATGGAGTTTGCGGTAACTGCTGGGTCAGTATGGAATAGCATTGCAATTAATAATGTTTTAGTCCCAACAGATGGAGAGGTTGAAATAAGACTTTACCAATTAATCTGTAAATCAGGAACTGCAAATAGATATGCTTTGCGATATGATGACCTTTCGTTAAAAATTGAGAAAACTGACGGATTATCTCTTTCTCAATTAGGAGTAAAAGCGATTACAAATACTGCTTATTCAAATGTGCATCCCGATTACGACACATACATTGGAGATGCTATTACTAGCAATTCAGCTTCAGCAATTCAATTGCTAATTGCTGGCAATCCTGTTTCAGAAGAATGGTCAAGAGATGGAGTGGAATCTTTACCTTTGCTTGACGTTATAGTTCAAGAATTAGCTAACCTAAAAGGTAGAACAAATTATAGAATTATAGGGACCTTAGAAAGACAACAAATTGAACCTTGGAAATCCTTTTTATTTAATGGTCGTTATTGGGCGCTTGTTTCTTATCAGCTAAATTGCAGAACAGGAACGGCACAAATTGAGCTTTACGATTTAGGAATTGAACCAACTACATAAATGGCAGATATTAACATAAATAAATTCAGAACATCAGTAGTAAGAGAAGGTTCAAGGCCTGCATCTGCTGGATTTGTTGAATCAGAAGGTCAAGACCCAGTTGACCCAGCTGGAAGTACTCAAAATCATTTGCCTGTAACAATTGCCCCTGCTGCAACGGCTTTATCAATTACTGATAGTCAAGTTTTAGGTGGAGCAGGAACAGTTGCTCAGTATGTCAGAGGAGATGGCTCGTTGGCAGACTTTCCTCAAAGTATTGGTTCAGGAGCATCTGTAAGTTACTACTTGAATGGTTCTGTTAATCAAGGAACGATTGGCGGAGTCACTTACTACGAGATGAATAAGACTCCGATTATCGGAGCAGGTACTGACTTTAGTAGAAACTCAAATGGTTACATTGCTTCGTTTTTAACAGATGCAAACGACCCTTCTTTATTGGTTATTCCTGCTGGTAACTGGAACTTTGAAACTTACTTTGAGGCATCAAGCGGTGGAGGTTCTCCAACCTTTTATCTTGAGTTGTATAAGTACGATGGAACAACATTTACACTTGTTGCATCTAATAGTGGAGCTCCTAAGTTAATTAACGATGGAACAAGCATTGAGGCTTACTTTAGTGCTTTAGCGGTTCCTCAGACTACGCTAACTTTAACGGATAGATTAGCAATTCGCATTTATGTTACTACTGCTGGCAGAACCATTACTCTACATACTGAGAATAGTCACCTATGTCAGGTTATAACCACATTTACGACAGGATTATCCGCATTAAACGGCTTGACTAGCCAAGTTCAGTTCTTTGCAGTAGGCACTACTGGAACAGACTTTAACATTGCGAGTGCTACCGATACGCATACATTTAATTTGCCTACTGCTTCTGCAACTAACAGAGGAGCATTGGCATCTGCTGATTGGACTACATTTAATAACAAGCAAAATCAGCTTAACGGCACAGGCTTTGTCAAGGCAAGTGGAACTACGATTACTTACGATAACTCGACTTATCAGGTAACATCCGAGAAAGGACAACCGAACGGCTATGCATCGCTAGATGGTAATGGCAAGGTTCCGTTGGCTCAGATTAACGATGCGTTGATTGGTAATGTGAACTACCAAGGATTGTGGAACGCTGCAACGAATAACCCGACATTGGCTAACCCTCCATCAAGTGGCACTAAGGGATACTACTACATTGTCAGCACGGCAGGAACATTTGCTTCGATTAGCTTTGAGGTTGGTGATTGGATTATCTCCAACGGAAGTGCTTGGCAGAAGGTAGACAACACGGATGCGGTAAGTAGTGTCTTTGGCAGAACAGG